AAACGGTGATATAGAATTAAGTACACCACAGTTTCAAGTAAAGGAGAGCCCGTTTTGACCGATAACGTGCTTAAAAAAATGCGTAACAAAGAGATCGTTCGTTTAATTGACGAACAGCGCGTAACCAAGACAGCCGTTGCTAAGTGGTTTGGAATAACCAAGCAACGCGTCCATCAGATATATACTCGGGAGACAAACAATGTATCGGATATTCGGACCTCCGGGGACGGGGAAGACAACAACACTACTGAATAAGATTGATGACGCCCTGCAAAGCGGAGTAGAGCCAACCAAAATTGCTTTCTTAGCCTTCACCAGAAAAGCCGCTGAAGAAGCTAAAGAACGCGCCGCTGCACGGTTTAAGCTGGACCCTAAAAAGGACCTATACTTCTTTCGCACTATCCACAGCCTAGCGTTGTCACTGTCGGACATAAGCCCCGAACAAGTAATGCAGCCGTCTGATTACCGTGAACTATCTGAAGGTATGGGCGTACATCTTGTAACCACCAAAAGCGTTAATTTTGATGACGATCTGCCAGACATGATGAAAGCGTCTGATCCAATTCTGGGTTTGATAAATCTGGCGCGGCTTAGAAAAGTGCCTCTGCGTAAACAATACGACATGAGCAACACACACCTTACGTGGAGCGAAATAAATTACGTCAATGGCTGCGTTGAGCGATACAAACAGGTCAGGCACAAATTTGACTTTACAGACATGCTGGAGAACTTCGTAAAGGAAGGCTCTAACTTCTGCCCACACTTTGACATGTGCTTTGTGGATGAGGCGCAAGACCTCTCTCCAATGCAGTGGGATATTGCCAGCCTGTTAGATGAACGATCCAAACGTATGTATGTCGCGGGCGACGATGACCAAGCTATCTACCGCTGGGCCGGAGCCGACGTGGACACCTTCATAAACCTCGACGGCGGATCAGATACACTAAGCCAATCCTACCGCATCCCCTACAGCGTACACAAAGTGGCAGAAGGCATAGTCAAACGCATTCAACGGCGCGTCGTAAAGAACTACGAACCAAGACAAGAAATGGGCGAAGTCGGATACTACCGAGATATTATGGACATTGACCTGTCAGAAGGCTCTTGGCTTATAATGGCGCAAGCCGGATATATGCTAGAACCCGTGGCGCAATACCTAAAGTCCTTCGGTTACCTGTTCGAATATCGCGGCTCACGGTCCATCTCCGCTAAGATTAGTGACGCGGTAAACGGGTGGGAGCAACTGCGTAAAGGCCAAAGCGTTACAGGGCAAACAGCGCGAAACATCTATGAATACATGTCCGCGTCCGGTGCCCGTCAAAGAATAAAAAAGGGCTTTAAGCGCATCAAAGGTTTGGAAGACGCCGAGATGGTTAACATACAAGACCTAAATGTTAACCACGGGCTACTCGCAACAAAAGATATGCTTTGGCATGAAGCTATGGACCGTCTGCCAGAAAAAGACAGGGCATATATAATCGCTCTGCTTCGACGCGGAGAACGCTTTAACGGGACGCCCCGTATCATAGTATCCACGATCCACGGCACCAAAGGCGGAGAAGCCGACAACGTTGTAGTGTTCTCGGACATTAGCGCAGCGGCTCAACAAGACATGACCGAAAGACCCGACGACATGCACCGCGTGTTCTACGTTGCCGTCACGCGGACCCGAGAGCGTTTGTTTATTATCGAAGGCGAAAACTTAAACAGGAGTTATGACATATGAGCCGAGAACAGTTTATCCAAACAGAAATAGAACGAGCCTTTGAGGCTGCAGATGATGATTGGAAAAAGCAATACTTTGAGAATGCCGTTAAGTTCTTACAGAAGAATAGGTATTTAGAGGGGGGTCACTTGTGCGCTTTTTGCAGAGAACAAGGTATGCCTGACCCGCATCACCATAACGTATGGTGTTCTATGGTTCGTGTTTTAAACCAATATGGTTGGATCACAAAGATAGGGAAAATAAAGCCTACCTGTAAACACACGCATATCCACGAAGTTACTGAATGGGAAAGCAACTTGTTCCGATGAACTGTTGGCACTGTGGGACAGAATTAATCTGGGGCGGCGATCACGATTGTGAGGATAATGAAGAGTTTATTATGGTCACTAATCTTAGCTGCCCCAACTGTCAGTCGTTTTTTCTGGTTTATTTGCCCGAAACAGAAAATGGGGGAGTTTCCCCCGATGGAAAGGTTTACGAATGAGCGAAGATTTCAACATTAAAATATCGGTTAGAAACGGCAGGTTGTTAAAAGCAATTAGGGCTCGTTACGATTCAGTGGCTGATTTAGCCCGTAAATGTCACCTTCATCAAACCAGAGTAAACAGTTTGGTTACCATGACGGTAAAGCCCTTTAACAAAAACGGTTGGACTGATTTAGCCTTGGACGTTGCGGCAATGGTGGGCAAGGAGCCCGAGGATTTATGGCCTGACCACCTTCGTGAGTTAAAATTAGCCAGATCAACATCTGAAACAGAAGTTGGTTTAGATAGTGTTAAAAAAATAATTCAAGACGGAACTTCCGAAAAATCGTTGTCTCAAATAAGTGCTATATCAACGTTATCTAAAACACTGACCCCCAGAGAACGGCAGTGCTTGGCAATGCGTTTTGCGGTAGGCCATACTTTAGACGAGACTGCCCGAATATTCGGCGTTTCAAGGGAGAGAGTGCGTCAGTTAGAAGCCAAAGCTATTCGAAAAATGAAAAAACAAGCCAGCCTCGCGGGCTACCGTGTTCAAGGCTCTGAGCATGGACAGCTTAAGTTTGAACCAAAAAATAGAACGCTTATAAGAACGGTTCAGGAGCGAACAACCAGCAAAGGTTTGGACCTCCTCAATGATTAATCGAAGGGAAGCTTACGAAAGATTAGAAAACCTTTTAAAAAAGGCAATGGACCCTGCTTGCTCCCCCGCAGAAGCTCAAGCGTGTAAGGCAAAGGCGGATAAACTAGCCGCGGAACTAGGCATTAAACGACGTAAAAAGAAACGTAAAGAAAAGTTGTTTGTAAAAGGACTGTACACAAAAGCCCCGCAAGAAAGCTCTCCTGAATGGGTGATGTTCACTTTAAATATTAACCGCGCAGAATTAATTAAGTGGCTTTCAACAAGTGGTGACTCAGAGTGGATTAACGCTCAAGTGTGCAAAAGTCGCGGCACGGGGAACTTTTACGCAGAAGTGAATCAATGGGAAGACGTAAATACATGAAAAAAGAAGAAATATTAAAAAAAAGTGCAGAGTTAGTGACAGGCAACCGTGCAAAAGACTACGGTGACGCGCTCGAAAACTTTGACCGTATCGCCACAGGGTGGAACGTAATTCTAAACGGGGCAATAGCCTCGCATGGATACCTGACCGCGCAGCACGTTGCGCTTATGATGGATTGGGTTAAAACAGCAAGACTACTAAACACCCTAGACCATGAAGACTCATGGATCGACAAGTGCGGATACAGCGCAATCGGTGGGTCTTTTTCGGGAGAAAAAAGTGAGTAATCTAACAGTAGGCAGCGCGTCCCTTTTATCCGAATGGGTGCCGCCACACGAACTGCCAGACCTAACACGCGCCAAAACAATTTCCATCGACGTGGAAACAAAAGACCCGAACCTTAAAAAGATGGGCCCCGGATGGGCTAGAGGTGACGGCGAAGTGGTGGGATACGCCGTGGCAACTACAGATTGGGCCGGATACATCCCCATCAGGCACCAAGGCGGCGGCAACCTAGACGAAAAGCAAGTTAACAAGTGGCTCAAAAAGATATTCGACTGCCCCGCAGATAAAGTCATGCACAACGCTCAGTATGACCTCGGCTGGATCAAGCGCATGGGCTTTGATGTAAAGGGCCGTGTGATCGACACGATGGTTGTGGCGTCCCTGCTTGATGAAAACCGTAGAAGCTTCAGTCTCAACAACCTCTGCTACGAACTACTAGGCATAGCCAAGTCAGAAAAACTATTAAACGCCGCCGCGGTGGAGTTTGGGTTCGATGCCAAAGCAGAAATGTGGAAGATGCCCGCAATGTTTGTCGGGCCATACGCACAGAACGATGCAGAGATTACACTTAAACTGTGGGACTACCTGTCCGTACAGGTGGGCAAAGAAAACATCGAAGCCGTCACAAAGCTCGAACTGGACCTCCTGCCCTGCCTCGTAGAAATGACTTGGCGCGGTATTCGCGTCGATATGGACAAAGCCGAAATAACGCGGAACGCAATCCTAAAGAGAGAAAAAGAAGTCCACAAGGAAATAAAACGTATCTCCGGTTGCGACATAGAAATCTGGGCCGCGGCATCTATCGCCAAAGCCTTCGATAAACTAGGCATAGAATACTTTAAAACAGAAAAGGGCTCGCCGTCCTTCACAAAGAAGTTTCTGTCAGAACATCCCGATAAGTTACCTAAACTGATCGTAGCAGCGCGGAACCTCAACAAAACGTCAGGAACGTTCATCAACAACATCCTGACCTTCTGTAACTCCGATGGACGTATACATAGCCACATAAACCAAATTAGATCAGATGACGGCGGTACTGTATCTGGGCGGTTCTCCATGAATAACCCCAACCTACAACAAATCCCCGCCCGCGACCCAGAGATAGGACCAATGATCCGGTCCCTGTTCCTGCCAGAAGAAGGCGAACAGTGGGCCGCTATCGACTACTCCCAACAAGAACCGCGCATCTTGGTTCACTACGCACACGCCTTCGGTGAAAGCCAGAACAGAGTGCTAGGGGGCGTCCCAGAGTTTGTACAAAGCTACAATGACGATCCGCGGACCGACTTCCATACGATGGTGGCAGATATGGCAGGCATCCCGCGTAAACAAGCGAAGACCGTGAACCTTGGCATTATGTATGGCATGGGCGTAGGTAAGCTGGCGATTGAACTTGATCTGCCAGAGGAACAAGCCAGAAGTCTAATCAACCAATACCATGAGCGGGTGCCGTTTGTGAAAGAACTAATGAAGGGCGTACAGAACCACCTTAGTCAGAGGGGTAGTCTTGGGCATGTGCGGTCCCTATTGGGCAGAAAGTGCCGTTTCGAGTTGTGGGAACCAAAACAGTTTGGAATGTTTAAGGCACTACCGTTCGAGCAAGCGGTGTTAGAACACGGCAAGCACACTCCGCTGGTCAGAGCGTACACCTACAAAGCACTCAACAGGCTGATCCAAGCGTCCGCCGCGGACATGACCAAGAAAGCTATGGTCGATCTGTACCGAGAAGGCTATCTGCCCATGCTGCAAATTCACGACGAACTGGCTATGTCAGTAACGTCCAGAGAAGAGGCAGAAAAGGTTGCACTAATCATGCAAAATGCTGTACCATTGGAGTTGCCAAGCCTTTGTGACGTTGAGTTGGGTCCGTCATGGGGCGAAGCAGTATAGTCTGCTCTTCAACTCCCCCGCTTTGGTTCAGCAAGGCGGGGGTTTTTTGTTGTGCATCAAGCGTTTATCTTATATAGTCCCAGAAACTCGCACAAAGGCGCATAAGATGGATACTACAAAATGGAAATCAGTGCTTGTTCCGGTGGAAGTGTACCGAGAACTGAAGATACTTTCCGCAATCGAAGGCAGAACCATTAGCGGACAGCTACGGTTTATGTTCGACCAATACAGCAAACTAAAATCTGTCCGGAATAAACTCAAGCAATACTACGAAGAAGCTTGACCACTCCCATATTATCGCGTATGTAATACGCATCTCTTCCGAGATGATGTTTGTTCTCCAATAAACATTAAGCCCTTACCGTTCACCCACGGTGAGGGTTTTTTCTTGTCCGGTTAATCACGCTAACGACGTTAACGTGACGGATTTAAATGCTGATTTAAATCCGTTTTAAAAACCTACGACTAAGGGGTTGTTCAAGTATTTATTATCCGTAC